GGTAGACATCCTGTAGCAAAAACAGGTAATGCAACAATATGGATTGCAACGGATAGGTTATTTAGTATTGGTAACGGGGCGTCAGCAAGTTCGCAAAGTATGGCTTTAGAAATATTAAAAAATGGTAATGTAGTTTTACCAGGAGTAATTCCTTTAAGTTTTGCAAGCGATACACAAGCGGCCGCGGGAGGTGTTCCTATTGGCGGGTTGTATCACAAAAATGGAGGTCAAATACATATAAGATTAACATAAAAAAAAATGAATTTAGGAGACATAAAAATGTATGCTTTAAATATTAGCAGCTTAGTTTTAAAGTCACCTAACGGAACAGCTTATACAATAACAGTATCAAACGCAGGAGCATTAGTTGTAACTGCAGTTTAATCTTAAATAATAAAATTAAATTAAATGGAAATAAGAAAAATATCCATTGGTGCAGATTATAAATCTAGCGCTATGCATTATATAGTTAATCAAGAAGTTTTAGGGGGTAATTACGTAATACATGTAATTAAATATAACGAAGATTTAAACTCAATAAAAATATGGGTAGAGAATAGGAAAGGAGAAATACTCTTATGGAAAGAATTTAACTCTAATATGCCTGTATCAATTGAATATAATATAAACTTCGAATGAAATCACCTTTCTACTTTATTGTAAAACCAAAAAACGATAGAAGGTATGATAACACAAAAAACATTGGAGGTATTGATTTTATAACAAGCACATCCAAGGAAGACCATACCTCATCAAATAGATACGCAATAGTTATTGAGACACCGACAAACTATACAGGCCCAATAACAGCAGGAGACACTCTTTTAGTACATCATAATGTATTTAAGTACTACAATGATATGAAGGGTAAAGAAAAGAGCGGAAAAAGCTTCTTTAAGGATGATTTGTTTTTTATAGACTACGACCAATTTTTTATGTATAAGAAAAATGAAGAATGGGAAGCTCATTCTAAATACTGCATGATTAAGCCTATTGAAAAGGAAGGTAATAATTATCTTAAAACTCATGAAACTGAAGAGCCATTAGTTGGATTAGTTAAATACCCTAACAAATATTTAATTAATAAAGGCATCAATAAAGGAGATAAAGTTTCTTTTCAACCAAATAGTGAATACGAATTTAATGTTGATGGAGAAAAATTATACAGAATGTTTGATAGCAATATAACATTAATTATGTAAAATGGATGTAGATAAAATTAAATTACAAATAATAAAAGCAGGCGAAAAAGCTGTTAAACAGTTGATTAAAGTTGCGGAAGAGGATATAATAAAATATGGAGATGATGATGAGCTTGCTGCAGATAAGTTAAAAAATGCAGCAGCTACAAAAAAATTAGCTATATTTGATGCATTTGAAATACTAACAAGAATAGAATTAGAAAAAAATTTAATAGAGGGAAATGATTCATCATCTCAAAAAAAATCAGTAGAAGGATTTGCAGAACGAAGATCAACATAAATTAATACAAGAAATAAAAAATTATATTCCTAACTCAGTTATAGCAACTAAAAACAAAAACAAAAGCTGGGAATATGGTTATAATGAAAAGTATGACGTTATAGTAATATCTAAAACGGGTCAGATTAATGATATTATAGAAATATCAGGATTAATTATTGCACTTCCAAAACCTCCACAAAAAATACATTCAAGAAGTAAAATCAAAAAAGAACAATATTGGAAGCCAGACGAATTGCCTAAGGAACTAATTAAAGTTAAGTCTATATTTCAATGGCATGACGCACCAACTTCTTTTAAAAATAAACACATTGACTATATTGAAAGTCAATTTGATAAAAGAGAAGAAGGTTTTTGGTTTATGAATAATGGAATTCCTACATACATTACAGGTTCTCATTGGATGTATATTCAACACACAAAAATAGATATTGGATTACCAGAGTATAGAGATGCTAATAGAGTATTTTATTTACATTGGGAAGCTTGTAAAGCTGATAAAAGAAGTTTTGGTCAAGATTATTTAAAAATAAGGCGTTCAGGATTTTCTTATATGGCTAGTGAGGAAGCTAGTAATATAGGGACAATTAGTAAAGATGCTAGGATAGGTATATTATCCAAAACAGGTACAGATGCTAAAAAAATGTTTACAGATAAAGTTGTACCTATAGTAAATAATTATCCCTTCTTTTTTAAACCTGTTCAAGATGGTATGGATAAACCTAAAACAGAATTAGCGTTTAGAGTTCCTGCTTCTAAGATTACAAAAAAAAATATGTATTTAGAAGACCAAGATGTTGTTGAGGGATTAGATACTTCTATTGACTGGAGAAATACAGGTGATAACAGTTATGATGGGGAAAAACTAAAATTACTGATTCATGATGAATCTAAGAAATGGGAGAAACCAAATAATATTTTAAAGAACTGGAGAATTACAAAAACTTGTTTACGTTTAGGTAGTAAAGTTATTGGAAAATGTATGATGGGGTCTACTGCAAATGCATTAGAAAAAGGTGGTGACAATGGTAAAAAGCTATATTATGATTCTGATGTAAAAGATAGAAATCGTAATGGTCAAACTAAAAGCGGGTTATATTCACTTTTCATCCCTATGGAATTCAATATGGAAGGATTCATAGATAGATATGGTATGCCTGTTTTTAAAACTCCTGAAAAACCTATTTTAGGAATTGATGGAGAATACATAAAACAAGGAGCTGTAGATTATTGGGAAGCTGAAGTTGATAGTTTAAAAAATGATGCTGATGCATTAAATGAATTTTACAGACAGTTTCCAAGAACAGAATCCCATGCTTTTAGAGATGAAAGCAAGCAATCTCTTTTTAATCTTACCAAGATATATCAGCAAATTGATTATAATGATTCTTTAATTAAAGATAGATTTGTTACTAGAGGTTCTTTTTCATGGAAAGATGGAGTTAAAGATACTAATGTTATTTTTTCACCTAATAATAATGGAAGATTTTATGTTTCTTGGACACCTCCAAAACAATTACAAAATAAATATAGAATAAAAAACGGAGTTAAATTCCCTAGCAACGACCATATGGGTGCGTTTGGATGTGATAGTTATGATATTTCAGGAACAGTTGGTGGTGGTGCTTCTAATGGAGCTTTACACGGAATGACTAAGTTTCATATGGATGAAGGACCTACTAATGAATTTTTTTTAGAATATGTTGCTAGGCCTCAAACTGCAGAAATATTTTTTGAAGATGTATTGATGGCCTGTGTATTTTACGGAATGCCTATATTGATTGAAAATAACAAACCTCGTTTATTATATCATTTTAAAAATAGAGGTTATAGAGGATTTAGTATGAATAGACCTGACAAGGTATATAATAAATTATCAAAAACAGAAAAAGAATTAGGTGGAATGCCTAACAGTTCTGAAGATATAAAACAAGCCCATGCAGCAGCTATTGAATCTCATATTGAAAAACATGTTGGATTTGATTTAACTGAAACATTTAGAGACTCAGACCAAATAGGTTCAATGTATTTTACTAGAACATTAAATGATTGGGCTAGGTTTGATATTAGCAATAGAACAAAGTTTGATGCATCAATTAGTTCAGGGTTAGCTATAATGGCGAATCAAAAGAATATGTATCAACCCATTAAAAAAGAATCAAAAATAAAACTTAACTTTGCAAGATATGACAATAAGGGAAGTTATAGCCAAATTATAAGATAAATGGAAGATGTAAAAATAGCAATTAATCCAACTGGATTTCCAAATCAATTTTCTTCTGACAGTGAAAAGAAAAGCTACGAGTTTGGGTTGCAGATAGGTCAAGCTATACAATACGAATGGTTTAGACAGGATGGTGGCCAGAGTAGGTTTTATAACCAATGGGCTGATTTTCATAGATTAAGATTATACGCAAGAGGAGAACAGTCAGTTCAAAAATATAAAAATGAACTAGCTATTGATGGAGATTTAAGTTATTTAAACTTAGATTGGACACCTGTTCCAATTATACCAAAGTTTGTAGATATAGTTGTTAATGGAATGGCTGATAGGCTTTTTAAAGTAAATGTTTACGCTCAAGATGGAATGTCTTTGGACAAGAGAAGTAAATATCAAGTACAATTAGAAAAAGATATGTTAGCTAAACCTGTAATGAAACAGGTTCAAGAACAAACAGGGATAAATACTTTTGCAACTTCAGAAGAAGATATTCCAAATACATCTGAAGAGTTGGCTCTTCATATGCAACTAAAATACAAACCTTCTATAGAAATTGCTGAAGAAGAAGCTATTAACACGGTATTAGATGAAAATAGATACCATGATATAAAAAAGCAACTTTATTATGACCAGACTATTTTAGGTATTTCAATGTGTAAAAACTCATTTCAACCTGGAGCTGGGATTAAAATAGATTATGTAGATCCTGCAAATGTTGTTTATAGTTATACAGAAGACCCTAATTTTAAAGATTGTTTTTATTGGGGAGAAGTTAAAACACTTCCTATTACAGAGTTAAAGAAAATTGACACAAGTTTGACTAGGGCTGATATGGAAGAAATATCAAAATATAGTCAAAGTTGGTATGATTACAATAATTCCGCTCAATACTATAATAACAGTTTATTTAGTAATGATAGTGCTACAGTTTTGTTTTTCAACTATAAAACTACAAACACTTTTACTTATAAGAAAAAAATAAATGCATCAGGAGCTGAAAGGGTAATTGAAAAAGACGATACATTTAACCCTACTCCTGAAATGATGGATGAGGGTAATTTTGAAAAAGTATCTAAAACAATAGATGTTTGGTATGAAGGTGTTATGGTTATGGGTACGAGCATTTTAATAAAATGGGAAATGTCTGAAAACATGGCTAGACCTCAATCAGCATCTCAAGAAGTTTATCCGGAATATATAGCTTGTGCCCCTAGAATGTATAAAGGTGTTTTAGAATCTGTAACTAGACGTATGATTACGTTTGCTGATTTAATTCAAATGACTCACTTGAAGTTACAACAAGTAATTTCTAGAGTTGTTCCAGATGGAGTATTTATAGACGCAGATGGTATTAATGAAGTTGACTTAGGGACTGGTAATGCATATAATCCTGAAGACGCTCTTAGAATGTTTTTCCAAACAGGTAGTGTTATTGGTAGAAGTTATACTCAAGATGGAGATTATAATCAAGCAAAAGTTCCTATTCAACAATTAAATAGTAATTCAGGTCAAGGTAAAATTCAAAGTTTAATAGGTACTTACAATCATTACTTATCTATGTTAAGGGATGTTACTGGATTAAATGAAGCAAGAGATGGTTCTACACCTGATTCTTATTCCTTAGTTGGATTACAGAAATTAGCAGCATTAAGTAGTAATACCGCTACTAGACACATATTAGATTCAGGACTTCAAATTACAGAAAGATTATGTACTTCTTTATCTAGTAGGATTGCAGATATGTTACAGTACTCTGATTTTAGAGAAGAGTTTGTAAACCAAATAGGAAAATTTAATGTAGGTATACTAGATGAAATAAGTAAACTTTATTTAAGTGATTTCGGTATTTTTATAGAAGTAGCACCTGATGAAGAGCAACAAAAAATGCTTGAACAAAATATTCAGATGGCACTTCAAAGAGATTCTATTAATTTAGAAGATGCTATTGATATTAGAGAGATAAGAAATTTAAAGCTAGCTAATCAAGTTTTAAAATTAAAAAGAAAAGCAAAGCAGGATTTAGAACAACAACAAAAATCAGCAGCAACTCAACAGCAGGCTCAAATAAATCAACAATCTCAGCAAATGGCTGCTCAAATGGCTGCTCAAAAACTTCAGATGGAAACTCAGGCAGCTATGCAAATAGAAGGAGCTAAAGCTGATTTCTCTGTTAAAAAAATGAGAGGTGAAGCTGCTATTAAAGCTGAACTAATGAATCTTGAATTTGAGTTACAAATGAAATTAAAAGGAGTTGAAATTGAAGGATTAAAATCTAGAGAACTTCAACGTGAAGACGCTAAGTCTGATAGAATATCACAATCGAGTACAGAGCAATCAAAGTTAATAGAACAAAGGAAAAATAATTTACCTCCTGTAACTTTTGAATCTAATGAAGATAGTTTAGATGGCTTTGACTTAGCAGAATTTGAGCCTAGATAAGCTTAAATTATTTATTAAAAATAATATTAACTTTGTAAAAAAATAAAAATTATGGCAACTATACCAGCTGGACAAAAATTTCATACAGTTTCAGCACACGTAGACACTACGAATAAAGGATCGGCTCAAGCAAACTCAGACAGAGAAGTCTTTACAATGCAGGACATTGAAGACAGTGTAGGAGGTGGCTTAGTCACTAGTTTAACAACAACAGGTGATAGTGGTGCTGCAACATTAGTATCAGGAGTTTTAAATATTCCTGAATATACTGATACAGTAACTAGTTTAACAACAACAGGTGATAGTGGTGCTGCAACATTAGTATCAGGAGTTTTAAATATTCCTACACCAAATTCTGCTCCTTTAGTATGGAGCGCTCAGTTAGCTCAATCAAGCACAGGTAATCCAGCACCACAAACAAGAGCTGTTGATACTTTAATTGGTAACTTTGGGGGAGGGTTTAGAGATGTTGAATTTACTAGAACAGGTGTTGGTACGTATAAGGCTAGAGTTATTTATACAGCTAATAATACTAGTGTTACTAAACTTACTCTAGTTTTTGGAGACTCCATATGTAGAATAACAGGATCATCACAAGGATCTGGTAGTGGTATTAGCTATAGGGAATGGACTTTTGAAACACCAGGGTTTGACGGTGTGCTAAGTGATGGCTTATTACTAGGAAACAATGGTGGTTATACTACAATAACTTTGTATGCTTAAAATATTAAATTAAATATTAACTTTATAAAAATCAAATCAAATGGAATTTCAAGTAAAAGAAGTAAATCCCGTAGAAGAAAAATCAGTACAGGAAGTAGAAGCAAATTTACTTAACAAACACAATGAAGAACAACAAGTTGATTCTCAGGAACAAGAAATTCCTAAAGAAGATATTGTAGAGCCTGTTGCGGAAGCTCAGGAATTAGAGTTAAAAGATGAAGATGTTCTTTCATATATTAAAAATAAATATAATAAAGACATAGGGTCTGTAGATGAATTATTTTCTCAAAGAGAAGAATCGGAATCATTACCAGAAGATGTGTCTAAATATTTAGAATACAAAAAAGAAACTGGTCGTGGGTTTAAAGATTTCGTAAAAGTTAATAACGATTATGATGATTTAAATGATGACCAAATATTAGCAGAATATTATTCTTTAACTGAAGAAGATTTAGACTCTGAAGATATTCAATATTTAATGGAAGAGAGATTCTCTTACGATGAAGATATTGACGATGAGTCAGAACAGAAGAAAAAGAATATAGCTAAAAAAAGAGAGCTTTCTAAGGCAAAAAAGCATCTTAATACTTTAAAAGAAAAATATAGAACTCCTCTTGAGTCAAGTGGGAATTCTCTTTCAGATGAAGAATTAAATGAAATAACGTCTTATAGAGAATATGTCCAAAATTCTAAAACTACTACTGAGGCTAATCAAAAAAAGAGTGAGTATTTTATGAAGAAGACTAATGAAGTTTTTAACCCTGAATTCAAAGGTTTTGAGTTTAACGTAGGTGACAAAACAGTTAAGTATTCTGATGGAGATGCAAACGAAATGAAAGCTAAACAAGTTAATCTTGATAATTTTGTAGGTAAATATACAGGAGAAGATGGTTTAATTAATGATGCTTATGGTTGGCATAAATCAATTAGTGCTGCAATGAATCCAGATCGTTTTGCTCAATATTTTTACGAGCAAGGAAAAGCTGATACCATTGGTGATGTTTCGAAGAAAAGTAAAAACATTAACATGCAGGTAAGGCAAACTCCTCAATCAATTGGTGATACAGGTTTTAAGGCACGACAGGTTTCAAGTGAAAGTGGAAAAGGATTAAGGATTAGGAGTAAAAAATAATTATTAAAAATTTAAAAAACAACAAAATGGCAGTACAAGCAGTACCAGGTTTTGACTTGCAACCAAGTTCAGAACAAGTCTTATTACAGACAAATTATATTACTAACTTTGATTTCTTAAATCAGTATCTTCCAGATACTTACGAAAAAGAATTCGAACGTTATGGAAACAGAACAGTAGCATCATTCTTAAGAATGGTAGGTGCTGAAATGCCTTCTAACTCAGATCTTATCAAATGGGCAGAGCAAGGAAGATTACATACTAAATATACGAACGTAACTTCAGCAGCAGCAGCAGCAGCAGGTACGGCTGTATTGACAATTAATGATGCATTAGTTCCTGGAACAGGTTCTATCGCTCTTAGAGTTGGTCAAACAGTAATGATATCTGATAGCACAGCAGCTTCAACGCTTAGTAACAAAGCGATTATAACTGCAGTTGATATTGCAAATGCAACAGCTACAGTAGCTTACTACGAAGTAGCAGGTCAAGCAGTTGCAGCAGGTGTACAATGTTCTTTATTTATTTATGGTTCAGAATTTCAAAAAGGTTCTATCGGAATGCAAGGTCAACTTGAAGCTGATGATTCTATTTTTGAAAACTCTCCAATTATCATTAAAGACCATTACGCAGTTTCTGGTTCTGATATGGCTCAAATTGGGTGGATTGAAGTAACAACTGAAAATGGTGCAACAGGATTCTTATGGTATATGAAATCTGAGCATGAAACTAGACTTCGTTTTGAAGACTATTTAGAAACCGCTATGGTTGAAGCAGTACCTGCTGAAGCTGGTTCAGGAGCATCAGCAATTGCAGAAGGAATTGCAAGTGGTGTAGGTAACAAAGGTTCAGAAGGACTTTTCTATGTAGTTGAAGAAAGAGGAAATGTATGGAGTGGTGGTAACCCAACAGCTCTTGCAGATTTTGATGCTATTATACAAAGATTAGATAAGCAAGGTTCTATTGAAGAAAATGTGCTTTTCGTAAATCGTGAATTTGGATTTGACATTGACGATATGTTAGCATCACAAAACTCTTATGGAGCAGGTGGTACTTCTTATGGTTTATTTGATAATGATAAAGACATGGCTTTAAATTTAGGTTTCACAGGATTCCGTAGAGGTTATGATTTTTACAAAACAGATTGGAAATATCTTAATGACCCAACTATGCGTGGTGATATTGTTGGTGGTTCTATTAATGGGGTATTAGTACCTGCAGGTTCTACAACAGTATATGACCAAGTGTTAGGTAAAAATGCTAAGAGACCATTCTTACACGTTCGTTATAGAGCTTCAGAAACTGAAGACAGAAAGTATAAGACTTGGATTACAGGTTCAGCAGGTGGAGCAGCTACTTCTAGCTTAGATGCTATGGAAGTAAACTTCTTATCTGAAAGAGCTTTATGTACTTTAGGTGCAAACAACTTCTTTATCTTTAAATAAGATATAGATATTATTTAATAGGGGGATGCTAACCCATCCCCTTTTTTATTAATTTTAATTTTAATCAAATGAGAAAAAAAGCAGAAACCTTTGTAGATAAAACCTACAAACTTACAAGAGACAAAGCTCCATTGAGCTACACAATTCCAACAAGAAATACTAAAAGAAGTAGTTTATTATACTTTGATGAACAAACAGGACAAAACAGGTCTATGCGTTATGCAAAAAATCAAAAAAGTATTTTTGAAGATGAGCAAGACGGAAATATTCTTTTAGAACCTATTATTTTTGAAGATGGATTCTTAAGAGTCCCAAAAGAAAATCAAATTTTACAGAAATTTTTAGCACATCACCCTTTAAGTGGTCAATCATTTGTAGAGGTAGATAAAGAAAAGGATGCTAGTTTAGATGTAGAAGAAATGGATTTATCTTTAGATGCACAAGTTTTAGCTAAAGATTTAGATCTTGAAATGCTAGAAACTATTGCGAGAGTAGTAATAGGATTAAGAGTAGATTCATTAACATCAGCTGAATTAAAAAGAGATGTTAGAATGTTTGCTAAAAGATATCCAAATGAATTTATGGAATCTTTAAATGACCCATTATTAAAACTTCAAAATAAATGTGCTGCATTTTTAAATGAAGGGTTATTAGTTATAAAAAACCAAAAAGATGTTTATTATAATATAAAAGGAAATAAAAATAAACTTTTAACTGTGCCGTATGGCGAAGACCCATTGTTTATTTTAGCTTCATTTCTTCAGAGTGATGAAGGATTAGAAGTTCTAAAAATATTAGAATCTAACTTATAACAATCAAAGAGGCTTCAAAAAAAGAAGCCTCTTTTTTTTTTGTATATTTGTCAAAAGATTTTATAGATGTCAATAATAAATACAGTAAGGGCTACGGTTCTTTCGATAGCCAATAAAAACAACTTTGGGTATATAACTCCAAACGACTTTAACCTATACGCAAAACAAGCTCAATTAGATATATTTGAAGATTACTTTTATCAGTATAATTCATGGCTTGTAAAACAAAATGCAAGAGTGTCTGGTAGTGGGTATGCAGATATTGTAAAAGGGTTGGTAGAAGTTTTAGATTATTTCTCTTTAACAAAATCATTAATAAGTTCTAATGGTTATGATTTTACATTACCGGAAGATTATTATCTAATAAATAAAATAAATTACTATCCTAATTTAAGAACATCAGGTTCAGTAACAGGGGGAACTGGTTCAACACTTATAGATACAAATGCTTTATTTATTACTAATGGAGTTAAGCCAACAGACTTACTAGCTAATTCAACTAATTCAGGAGAAATACTTAATGTATTAGCGGTTACAAATGAAACCACATTAGTTTTAAGTGGGAGCATTAGTGTAGGTGATGTTTTTACAATTGTAGCAAATAGCAGTATTACAGAAGTAGAAAGAGTTTCGCAAAATAAAATATTTTATTTAAATGCAACTCCATTAACAGCACCAAGTACTTCATTTCCTGCTTATGTTTTAGGAGGTAATAACATTACAGTTTACCCTACACAACAACTTGTAACAGGAACTGTTCTTTCTCAATACATAAGATATCCTAAAGATCCTAATTGGACTTATCTTGACCTTATATCTAATGGAGAACCTTCGTTTAATGAAACAGCTGCAGATTATCAAGATTTTGAATTACCAATTTCTGACCAAACAAATTTAATAAATAAAATATTACAATATGCAGGATTATCTATTAGAGATAAAGATGTAATGAGTTTTGGAAAAATAGAAGAACAAGAAGCAAACCAACAAGAAGGATAGATTATGGCATATTTAACAGATTACCAATATTACGAAAATGGAGGACTAAACCCTGAGAATGAGAATTGGGGTTCATATCAATACATTTCATTAAACGATATAGTAAATAACTTTATGGTTATGTATGTTGGAAATGACAAACTAATTAATAATGTAGAAAGATATAATATTATATTTCACGCAAAACGAGCTATACAGGAATTAAATTATGATTCCTTAAAAGAAATAAAAATATTAGAATTAAATGTCTGTGATTCATTAAGATTTATATTACCACCAGACTATGTAAATTGGGTTAGAATATCAATGTACAGAGGAGGTACGTTACTTCCTTTAACTGAGAATATCCAAACAAATTGGAGTAGTGCATATTTGCAGGACAATAATTGTAAAATTTTATTTGACGAAAATGGAAATATTCTAAAACCAGAAAACTCTACAATAGACAATGATAGGATAACAGGAAGTAAAAAAAGTATATACTTAAATGAACAAAGTAACTACAATGGACAAGAAGGTTATTTTTACAATGGCATATGGTATTTTGAATACCCTATAGGTGGTAGATTTGGATTAAATACTGAAACAGCAAATGCAAATCCTACATTTAAAATAAATAAAAAATCAGGTGTAATTAATTTTAGCTCTAGCATGGCTGATGAGTTAGTCGTTATTGAGTATGTTTCAGATGGAATGGAAGGTGGAGACGATGCTGAGGTAAGTGTAAATAAATTATTTGAAGAGTTTATTTATTCTTATATGAAATTTGTAATATTACAGAGCAAATACGGTATACAAGAGTACATTATAAATAGAGCTAGAAAAGAGAAATCAGCACTTCTAAGGAATGCAAAGTTAAGATTAAGCAATATACACCCAGGGAGATTATTAATGAATCTAAGGGGGCAAAATAAATGGATAAAATAGTATGCCTAAGATTCAAAAGAATTTCATAAAAGGAAGAATGAATAAAAGTGCTGATGAACGAATTGTTCCTCAGGGCGAATACATTGATGCTTTAAATGTTAGATTAGGTTCTACTGAAGGAACTGAAATTGGAGCTGTAGAAAACTCAAAAGGGAATGAACTTTTGGTTTCTTTAAAATATAATAATCAACTTTTAACAGAAGCTAGATGTATAGGTGCATATGAAGATGGAGCTAATGAAACTATTTATTGGTTCGTAACATCACCAACTGTTGATATGATAGTATCATATAATACTACATCTTTTGTTTTATTTTATCATGTAATTTCAACAACTTTATTAAATTTTGATGAAAAATTTTTAGTCAATGGAATTAATCTTATAGGTGATTTATTATTTTTTACAGATAATTTAAATGCTCCAAGAAAAATAAATGTTACTAGAAATTATTTACAACCAATTGCAGGTGTAGACCAAATTACAGAGCAAGATATAGGTGTTATTTTAGCACCGCCTTTAAACGCCCCAACTATAGACCAATTTCAATTAGGAGGGGGAGAGAATTTTATGGAAGACCTTTTTTTAAGTTTTGCATACAGATGGCAATATGAAGATGGAGAATACTCAGCTATATCTCCTTTTTCTCAAACTGCTTTTTCTCCAGGACCTTTTGAAATAGACTATAGTACCTATGATAATTCCGCAATGATTAATTCATTCAATAGTGTAAATATTGGATTTAATACAGGTGGTAAAAATGTAAAAAGTGTTGACCTTATTTTTAAGTTTTCAACAAGCCAAACAATTAATGTTATTGAAAGATTCAATAAAGTTGACCAAGGTTGGCTAGATAATCAATCGCAAACTATTCCTTTTACAAACAAGAAGATTTATACATCGTTACCTGAAGAACAATTACTAAGGTTGTATGACAATGTTCCTAGAAAAGCACAAGCTCAAACAATAATGGGTAATAGATTAATGTATGGAAATTACATTGATGGATATAATATTACAAATGAAAATGGAAAAGATGAATATAAACAAAAAAGGAATGATGGAAAAGAAATTTATTTAGATTACAATTTAGATTTAATTTCAGAAACACTAACTACAGATGAAATATCTGCAACAGATAGTGCTGTTGTTTACTCAATAGGACCTTCTGAAACTGTTAACGCAGCAAAAATTTCAATTGATTTCGGAGGAGATGGAATTGATTTAGTTCAAGGGTCTCAGATAGGAATTGATTTTAATTATAGAAGCAGTCAATACGGTGGAGATGCAAGTTATGATGATGGAACTCAACCTGAAAATTTATTTGAATACACATTTTTATTTAACTTACAACAAGATTACGCTAGCGTTTATGCTTTAGCATCTAGCCCTGAGTTTATTACGGCTATACAAGAGTTTGTAGCTCCTATTGATTCAAGCTGTTTTGAATACCAAGGCACAGGAGGTGTAAGAGGAACTTCAGTAACTGATATTTATAACTGTGGTATTCTTGCTAAAAACAAACCAGAATGGCAATATGAAGGTTTTGGAGTTACTAATAGTAGTCAAGGTTTTCAGATAGAAACTTCTCAAGGAAGTGATGTAATTAGCATTACAATTCCTGCTTTGAAATTTCAGAAATACGACACATCAGTACAACCTCCAACAGCTTTAGGAATATATGCTTATGAATATTTAACATCAACTTCAGCGACTGGATTATATGCTTTAGACTCTTCAAAACAAAGTTTACATAGTAATAGAGATTATGAAGTTGGAATTGTATATATGGATGACTACGGGAGAAGTAGTACCGCATTAGTAGACACGGCAAATACAGTATACATACCTTGTGAAGGTTCTGTTACTAAAAACAATATTAGAGTTACTTTAAATAACTACGCTCCTTATTGGGCAACTAAGTATAAGTTTGTAATTAAAGAATCTAAAACAGGATATAGAACAATATATTCAAATATATTTTATACTGAAGCATCAACTGGTAATGTTTGGTTTAAACTTGAAGGCGACAATAGAGACAAAGTAAAGAATAACGGAAATTTATATGTAAAGTCTGATACAAATGGACCTGTTCTTAGGTGTACAAAAACTAAGGTTTTAGAATTTGAAAGTAAAGTTGAAGATTTTCTTTGTAATAAAGATATAGATGGTGAGCTTTTACCAGATAGTCAACCTTGTGGACAATCTCCAGGAACTTATATGTTATTAAAACCCTCTGGATTTGCAGCAAGTGCTCCTGAAAATGCTTTTATAGAAGAAAAAGCAGGATGTAAAGGAAGTTACTGTACAGTTAAAGCTAGTGCATATATAGATAATCCAGACACAACTGGCCCTACGGACGTGTTTATCCCTTATGATATACCCGCAGGTAGTATTGTTAGATTTTATTTTAGAGCCAATAGATTTAAAAGAGGTAGTAAGTGCGGTAGTAGGACTTATGATTATGACAAAAGATTTACAGCTTCTCAAGATTACGATAGCTTATATGATTTTGTTTTAGGTGATAATATTGATTTAACTAATGGTGTTTCAGGAGGTTCAGATGATACTATAAATACTGTTGTATTTGATGAACAATTATATGCGTTTAATGTAAACCCTCAACCAAATCCACAACCAGGAGTAAACACAATATTTTTTCAACAAGACGCAGCAGATGGTAGAATGTTTTTATGTTTTAGAAATGGAACACCTAATTGTAGTAGCCCGAATAAAAGAAATTCTTACGGAGACATTGAGTTAGAAGTTCAAAGAGCTACTACATTAATGATTTTTGAGACAGAACCAATTCAAGCAAATGATGAATTGTATTATGAAAATGAACAAACTTTTGATATTGTGGATTCATTTCACCAATCAGGAACAAGTGATACAGACCAAAACCAAAATCTTACTCAAGCAGCAGTTATAGATTTAACTTTTTTTAATTGTTATGTATTTGGAAATGGAGCTGAAAGTGATAAGGTTTTAGATGCACTAGTAAATCCTGTTTTATCTTTAGGTGATAAAGTTACTTCAGTATCTCAAGAACAATTTAAAGAGTCAAATAGATTTGGTGATATAACATATAGTGGAGTATTTAATCAAGAGAGTAATTTAAATAAGTTAAATCAATTTAATTTGGCTTTAGCTAATTTTAAAACATTAGAGACATCATATGGTCCTATAAGAATACTTCATGCAAGACAAACAGATATTTTAACATTACAAGAAGATAAGATATCCTATGTATTGGTTGGTAAAAATTTATTATCTGATGCTGCAGCAGGAGGAGCTATAACATCTGTTCCTGAAGTACTAGGAACTCAGTTAGCTAGAATAGAGGAATTTGGAATTAGTAATAATCCTGAAAGCTTTACCTCGTATGGATATGATGTTTATTTTACAGATGCTAAAAGAAGCTCTGTAGTGAACTTAAAGGGAGGTTCTAAAGGTGGGGCAGGTGATAAATTGTCAATTATATCTCAAGTAGGTATGAGAAGTTGGTTTAGAGATTTGTTTGTTGATTCTTTTGCAACTCAGAAATTAGGAGGGTTTGACCCTTATATGAACGAGTTTGTATTAAGTAGTAATACTCAATCTATACCTACACCTCCAATTGAAAGAAATTGTGGATACCAATTAGATATAAATAATTCATTATCTCCTTATATAGCTACTATAGATTTTACAACAATAATTGGTGATGTTACTTTTGATGTAGCAAATAATTCAAATAGTGTAAATATTGAAGTTACATATGATGGAGCATCAGTTCTTGACCAAGTAGTTGCATCAGGTGGCGGACAGGTTACTTTTAATAAACCAACATCATACCCTACAACAGCTAATGTAACAGTTACACCTGTATCAGGAGCAGACTCATATTCAGTGATATTTAATTGTCCAATAGCTAATACATTAACAGTTAAACAAATTGTTGTAAATTTTGAAGGAGAAGTTAGTTTAACAACAACAACTAGATACAAGTGGGAAATAGGTACAGATGTTAGTCCATATAATACTAATTCTATTGTATTAGAAGATGATGGTATTTCTTTATTTAAAACTCAAACAGGACAAGAATCTTTTGGTACAATACCTGCAAATAATTCTACAGTAATAATGCAGAGTAGACAAAATGCAGGTCAGAGTTATGATTTTGATCCATTAACAGACAAATTTAAATATTTAATTTCAAATGCTAATTATGAGGAAAGTGATATAAATACTTTATTGCCATTATTAAACACAGCTACACCTATAACAGGTGGTCCTTTAAATTATGAATCTTCTTTTAATTATTCAAATAATGATGAAGGTGATTTTTTATATTTAGTATGGGACTTAAGAGACCCAAATTCTATTGAATTATGTTACAGCGCAACAAGCGCAACAGACTCATGCTGTAGTTGCATTCCTGACGCTACTCTTCAATTATGGTTTGACAGACGCGCTTGCGACAATTCTGTACAGTTTAGTTATGTAACTGCAGCTTCAGCTACCGCTGGTAAGTGCGGAATGGATTCTTTTTTTACTAATATAGTTCAGCAAAATTATGCCCTTAGTGCATGTGGCTCCACTGCAAATACCAAATATTTTTCTGCGGATGGGATTAATGTAGGTACTCAATTGTATAACACTACTGGTGTTCTTACTGGGTTTTATTTATATAGAGGAAGCCTAAACGGTCCGTCAGATATAATTTCTTATTACTTAGACCCTACTAACAACGCTTATAATGTGCCAAATGATTGGTATATTATTCAAGTTGATTCAACTAAAAAAATATCCTCAATAACACAATACAATACAATAAATTGTATTCCATAAAAAAATAAAATGAGTATAGTAAATAAATATATTGATTCTAATAACTTTTTAACAGCTATTTCGGTTTATAACGAAGAAGATTTAATTACCTTAGCTCCAGATGGTTATTATCAAAATAATGGAACTTATAGAAGGCAGTTAAATGGACTTCTAGGTCCTTCAGTTTTATGTGAAAGCTGTACACCTGCTATATCTTGCGGTAGTACTGCTACCCCAGGAGGTTCTGGTATATCTGATATTTCTGTTAATCTAGAACCTAATGGAGGATTAATAGCATTTCTTGTTGAAGGATCTAATTCTTATCCCGATAAATTCGAGATATATCACGGTGCTGATGGAGGTAGTGGTGTTACTGTAGCGGCTAATAAAAAGGCAACATCAAACAAAAATGCAAATACTAACTTTGGCCCTTTTGATAATATTTATGGAACATCACCTAGTAATACTATTCCTACGGAAGCTCAGGCTGATACGTTGCCTCAATTTATAGCTTCGGACGTTAGTCCAGTAACAAGACAAACGGAATTTAATACTGCAACCGGATATAGCGTACCTAGTATGACGGTAGACGGAAAGGTTTATCAGCAAATAGTTTGGTGGGAGTATTTAAGTTCTGATTACAACGTAAGCACTAATGCTGTATTTAGAATAACAGCTCCTAGTGATGTAAGTACCGTTTGGACTGTTTACAGACTTTGCTGTCCGGATAATAATTGTACATAAATAAATAAATATGGAAAATTACACATTAACATATAGTGAGTCAGTTCAAGGATGGCCTTCGTTTTACAGCTACAATCCTGATTTTATTTTAGGTATGAATCAATATCTTTATACTTTCAACGGGGGTAACCTTTACCGCCATAATACGAACGAGCGTAGAAATAATTACTATGGAGCTGATTATGACTCTAGTATAACAGGAGTATTTAATCAAGAGCCTACAACGACAAAAGTTTTTAAAACTATTGAATTAGAAAGTGATGCTGCATGGGATTGCTTATTGCTATCTGATTTAGGAAAAGGATATATGCCTGCTTCTTATTTTGAGGAAAAAGAAGGTGGTTTATTTGCTTATATTAGAAGGATAAGTGACTCAAAAAACTTTGATTTAAGGTCAACACAGGGTATTGGTAATTTCTTATTAACATCGGGTACTTCTCTTGGAACTATAACTATTGAGTTTTCAATTTCAATAAGTAACATTATAAATTACGGAGATAATGTTTATTACAAAGACTTACTTGGGACAGGTGAAATAAAAAAAGTAGGTAAAATTACAAACATAAGTTCTAATAGAAAAACCATTGAAGTAAATGCTGTTGATTTAGAACCTGCAGGTACAAGTATTCCTACAGGAGCTTATATTTTTACAACTAAAAACAGTGTAGCAGAGTCATATGGTACTTTAGGGTATTATTTACAATTTACATTAACAAATAGTAATACTAATGCTGTAGAGTTATTTACAATAGATGCTGATGTGTTTAAAAGTAATCCTTAGTTTTTCGTATATTTGCGTAAATGAAATTTACTGTAAGAAAATTAAATAAAACAGATTACCAAGATATACTAGTTAAATGGTGGAGTGATTGGAGATGGACAGCACCTCCAAAAGACTTTTTACCAGACGATGGGGAAGGTGGTTTTATTGTGTATGATGGAGATACTCCTGTATGTGCAGGTTATATTTATTTAACAAATTCTAAGGTAGGTTGGTGTGATTGGATTATATCTAATTTCGAATACAAAAACAAAAAAAATCGCAAAGAGGCTTTAGTTGAATTAATTGGAGTTTTAACAAATACTCTTAAATTAGCCAAATGTAAATACTCTTATGCATTGATAAAATCTAACTCATTAATAGAGCATTATAAAAAGAATGGTTATATTGAAGGAGATAGTTACAATAAAGAAATGATAAAAGGATTATAATATGGCAGCATTTACAACAATAGCAGCAGCAACAGTATCAATAGGTGGTTCTGTAGCAAAAGGAATATTAGCTGGAGATGCAGCAACAGATGCAGCTAGGCAAGCAGGAAGACTTAATCTTGAAAAAGATAGGTTAGAGAAAGAGGCTGTAGCTGATTTAGAGCAAAATTTTTACGATGCACTAAGAGCTAACACAGATATATACGACAAGCAACTTCAGACAGGTAATGCAATGGGTGCTCAAATTTTAGAAGCAGTTCAAGAAGGAGACCAAAGAGGAGTAGCTGCGGGAGCAGGAAAAGTTAAACAAGTTCAAGACGCTACTTTAGGCGCTACGGCAGATAAATTTGCAGCTGAAAAATCAGAGATAGATAAACTAAAGGCAGCAGCAGGAGAAGCTTCCGCTGAAGAAATAGCAGCACTAAAAGATGACAGAGCAGCAGCAGCAGGAGTGCAAGCAGATGCATTAACTCAACAGGCATCTGATTTAAGTGGACAAGCAACAGGATCTTTTATAGATGCAGGAGTCTCAGCCTTAGGGGTAGCAGCAAATCTTATGGGTAAAAATGCCATGGGTAAAGCAGCTCAAAAGCTAGTAGACTCAGGTAAATACTCAACTCTTTCTGAAGCAACAAAATCTTTAGGTGGTCTAGATAACAAAGCATTAAGAGCAATTGCCAAAGGTGGTGAATTTATTCCAAAGGCAGATTCAATAGTAGCCCCAGTAACGACAGTAGACCCAGCTGCTACAACAGACTATACATATAATACACCTACAATGGACGCAGATTTACCAGAAGGTTTTGGAAACCCAATATTATCTCCGCAATTTTCAAACCAAATTGATAATACCTTTTTAGGTGGATTTGGAGAAAAAATAAAATCAATAGGTTCAGATGTAAAAGATACGAGCTTAGATTTTTTAAATAAACTTAAAAATTATTTTAAATAATGGCAGGTAACGCATTAACAGCAGCAATGTTTTCTGTAGGGAAAGGGAACACAGGAGTAGGAAAACCAACAACAACTTTATCAGCAATTGATAAAGGAATAACAGATGTTGGAACATGGGCAAGCGGTATAGAAGCTGAGAAACAAAAACTAAAAACAGATACTGCTAAAAAATATAGAGAAGCGGAGTTAAAAGCATATGAGAATATGCCTTCTAATGAAACGGAAAAAGCTAATATGATTAAAGGTTTGGCTTCTTACAAAGACCAACTCTATATGAATATGAAACTGGTTCAAAATGGAAACATTGACTCTAAAGATAATTTAATTTTTCAAGAAAACGGAAAGCAATCTTTTGACATATTATCTCAAGTAATTAAAAATTATGGTGAAGAAAGAGATTTAACCATGAAAAGAGCTAAGGGTTATACTGATAAAGATGGAACAGTAGTTCCTCCTACAGCAGGTGGCGTAGAAGCTGCCTTACAAGATCTTCAGTCAAGACTAGGAAATCCTCAGTTCAGCGAAATTACTTTTGATGAAAAAGGTATGGGTGGAGTTACATTTTTTGAAACTGAAATTGATGAAGAAACTGATACTAGAGTTATAAAAAGAGATTCAAAAGGAGAACCTATTATTCAAAAAGGAATGGGTAGTCTAAGTGTTTTAGCTTTTAATAAAGGTAGAAATCAAAGAGCTGAGAGAGTTTATTTAGATAAAGCAGCTCAAGGCTTTATAGGTGAAGAAACAGCTTTAGGTCAAGCCTATCAGATAATGGAAGGGATTAATAAAGGAATGGTTGGTAATGTTACAGATGACCAAAGACAAAAATCAAGAAATCAATTAAACCAATTATTAGACCAAGCCGCAAGTACAATTACTTCTAGTAATGATAGTGTATCTAGTATTTTATCAGATAACGGCCCTTTAGAAGAAAGAAGTACACCTATTAACTCAATTCAAGCAGAAGAGTTAAAGTCTTCAGGAGTTAATTTGGATGAACAAATTAGCTATAGTTATATTGATTCTACTGGAAAAACTCAAACAGGACAAAAAAGTAAATACATTATTCAGAAGGTTAGTCAAAACAATCAGATTGTATCTGTTTTAAGTGCTGAAGATAAGCAGGCTGCTGTAAATATGGCAAAAAGTCAATTATACTCTCAACTAGGTAGAAAAGTAGATGCTGGTACAGCGGTTAAAACATTTGACCCAAATAGTGCATCAAGTAGGGCAGGTAATAAAATAGACAGAGAGAACCAAGGGACAGTCGACCTTATAGACCAAGCCGCTACAGGTAACAAAAATAGTTTGGATGCTTTGGTCGCTGAAAACAGCAACGTGGTATCAGCTTACGATATTTCAGGGACAGAAGGTAATCTAATGTTATCATTTATAGACATGGATGGAAATACTCTTGCGCCAATTCCATTAAGCGGTTTAGGTAAAGATGCAGGTAAGCAAATTGCAGCACAGCTACAATTAAAAGCGCAAATATATAACGATAAATCTACTCTAAAAAAGGAAAAAGCTACAGGTAAAATAGGTAATTATCAAACTGTAACTAAAGACTACAAGGGACTCGGTAATCTTGATTTAGGAGTTACAGAAGTAGGTGGTATAAAAAGAGCAGGAACTGCAGCAGAATTATTTGCAGAAACTATTAAAGATGACCCTGACGAAGATGAAGTTACTGGCGTAGCAAATACTATAATACAAAAGGCTATAAAAGAATATGGCTTAGATAGTAATATAAACGTATCGTTTAAAGAAACAAAGTTTGGGTATAAGGACAGATACGTAATTACAGTAGATGGTGTAGATTACGAAAGCCCAGCAGCTTCATCTAGTGATAATCATGTATGGCTTCAAAAGAACATGGATAAAGTATTAAGAGGAGAAAAACCTAGTGGTAATGAAGCAAAGGTAAAAACAGACCAATTTGGAAACAAAATATAATAAAAATAAATGGATAAATTAAAAGCTCTTTACGAAAGCTATATTGAAAAAGGATTGTTAAGTAGTGAAACTACTTTTGAGCAGTTTTCTTCAGCAAGTTCAGATATACAAGATGGATTATATAATCAAGGTGTTGAAAATAAAATAATAAGTTCTTCAACAGATGTTAATACATTTAAATCTGCTTGGGCTGAAAAAAAAAATCCAATCGTTACTCCTTCAGATGGGGAAGAGGTTCTTACGGAATCTACTACCGAAACAGAAGTACAAGATGGTGTTTCGGATTCTTTAGAAGTAAACGAAGTAGTTGAAGAGGGTGTAATTAACGAATCTCAATTAAACTTTGGAGACCAAACAGGCCCTATTGTAGAAGAAAAAGAAGAAGTTCTTATACCTGATGCTCCTAATAGAAAAGGTGTATTAGAAAATAAAGATGGTTCTGTATCTACACATAAAATGAGAACAGAAACTGATGGCCAAGGTAATTGGTTTTCTTTTCCTACAATATTTCAAAATGAAGATGGAAGTTTTGTTGACATGTCTGAACAGGCGGAACAGGATTGGGAGTCCGTATATAAAGAAGCAAAAAAAAGAGGAGAAGTTGTTGATTTTTTAAAAGATAAAGAATCGGCAATTGCTTATGGAGAAGGTTCTTGGAAAGAAAGATACAATTCTAAAAAAAACTTATTAAAAAAAGACTTTGAGTTATTATTAGAAAAGGTAAATAACCCCAATAGAGAAAAAGCTCCAGATATAAATACAGGAGGAGGTATTACAATGGGAATGAGTATGCCTGGTGTAGTTCTTGATTTAGATGTAGATGAAGAATTAAGATTAAAAATAGAATCAGACCCTAATATTCAAAAAGCATTATCTGTAGGATACATAAAAAAATCAGATGTAACAAAAGCATTAAAAGGAGACGTAAAATCTATAGAAAAACTTCAAGAACTTTCAGTGAAATCTATTGAAGATAACACTTTAAAACTACAGAGTGACGAACTTAAACCTTATGATGTTTATTCAGAAACACAAAATTATATTGAAACAAAAGAGGAAAAAGCAATAAAACAAAACGCTGTAAATGCAGTTAATGCTTTTGATACAGAAACAAAAACTCTTTTAGATTCAAATCCGAATGCTACTGAAGAAGAAATTCAATCTATATTTAACAGAGAAGGAGCTCCGACAGAAGAGCAGTATGAGATTGCAGAAAATTCTGATTATCAACAAACAGGTTTTGAGGATGAAGATCTTGGTAGAATGTATAACCAAGAATCTCTTAAAAAATTATCAGATAAAAACGATAAGTTTAGTATAGCTGGTTTTAATGGTTACTTAAATAAAAAAGGATTTAAAGAAAGATATAATCAGTTACTTGAAGATGAAACTATTGCTGAAGATGGTACAAGTTACGATTACACAGGTAATTATAATCCAACATTAGCAGCAGAAAAACTTAAGTATGATTATTTAAAAAATTATCTTGCTGAAGCTGACATGCAAAGAATCGAAAAAGAAGTTTTAGATTATAAGATAGCAAACAATGGTAAGAATCCATTTTTACATGGTGATACTGATAAGATAAACCTAAAACCTTCAGTTAGTACAGAAGACCTTGGTGAATATATGGGTGAGGAATTTAAAAGCCTTGCAGCTGTTGTAAAAAAACAAAAACTAGAAACCAAAGAAAACTATCAGACAGAAATTGAAGGAGGTTCAGGAGGAAGTAATTCTCAATGGATTTTTGATATGGGGTCTCAAGGAGGTCGCTCTATAGATAATAGGGCAAATAGTTTTGCGGAGGGAGCTTATGGATGGGTAGGAATGGATTCTTTTTCTGATGAGATTCAAATGAATCAAGCTGAAACAGAACTTAATAGAGATGATATGCTTAGGTACACATATGCAAGTGGTAGAAGTGCTTTTGCTAATGGTAGAGAATATCTAATTGATGATAGAGGAGAGATATATGATTTAGATTTAAAGATAAGAGTTAGTAGTGTTTTAGAACCTGAACAGATAAAAGAAATAAAAAAACAAGTACAGATAAATGGAGTTAAAACAAGTAGTTTTAGTGGGACAGGTGCAGCGGTAACAACAGCAGGTGTGGCTTCTGATATGCTGCTTCAGATAGCTCTTACTAGAGGTGTGGGAATGGCGGGACAAACTATTAAAGGTATAGCTGCTGCTTCTAAATATAAACAAGGTAGAAGTATAATAAGTTTATTAGAAAAAGTACCTATGAAGGCTTCAACAGCATCAGCTATGATTGCTCAGGGAACTTTAATGGGAACTTCATTGTCTTCAGATGTAAGAAAACAAGCTTTAGCTGCAGGAATGTCAAATGAAGAGGCAAATGAATTAGCATCAAGTGCAGGTATGCAGGGTTATGCCCTAGGAGTTATAACAGCCCCTATATCTACTCAAAAGATTGCTATGGATAAAATCTTTGGAACAAAAGTAAAAGAAAAACTTATCCAAAAAACTATAGATACATATGCCAGAGGAGCAGGTATTGAAGCTTCTAAAAATATTTTCAAAAAAGGGTTAGATGGTATAATAAGAACTGTACCTGTATACTTTAAAGAAGGTGCTAAGGAGTTTGTTCAAGAAAATATTCAACAAGCAGGACAGGCTTATGTTATTGGTTCTGATATAAATGAGCAAGCAGGTCAAGAAATAATGAAGGATACCATTAGTATGGATGACTTTATGAATACCTCTATAATATCTTTAACAGCTGGTATGTTAATGCCTTTTGCAGGAGATGTGCAAACAGGAGCGGTTAGAGCTTATAAAATGAGAGGTAAAGGTTTTCAGGCTGTAGACCAAATGAAATCATTGGCTTTAATGGCTAATGATTCAGATAAAACAAAACAACTTTTAGATTCACAAGTTAAGAAAGGAGTATACACGCAAGAGCAAGTGGATAATGTAATGGCTGATGTAGATATATACAGAAGCACAATAAATGGTATGCCTCCAAACTTAAGCGCAGAGACATCTTTATTGGTTATGAGTGACTTAGCTGAGATAAAAAAACTTGAAGCACAGAAAGCCTCACAAGCCCCTTCTTTTGCATATAGAAATGATGCAAAAATACAGCAATTAAAAAATAGAATAATTAAGAACAGTAATTTTGATTTTGTAGATAACAAATCAAAACAAAAGTTAATGGATGAAGCAGCTAAAGAATTAGTTGCTGAAAAAGAATCTAGTGGTGAAAAAAACTATTCTATAGATAACTCTCAAATTAGAGCTAAAGCTGTAGAGAACTTTAATAAGTTATCACCAGAAGAAATGCAGGCGATAGCTTTTCCAGACCAAATAAAAGAAACAGAAACTAAAACAGATAAAGATGCCATTCAAGAGCCAAGCACAGAGGAGCAAGTGTTACCAAATGAAGAAACAAGCGGAGTCGATGGGGCAATCACCGAAGTGGGACTGCAACAAGTGGGAGAAGGAGTCGTTGAGTCAGACACTACCCAAGAGGTTGAAACCGAGAACGTACAAGAAACTACCGACAAAGCTAGCGACACGACTACGGAGACAGATACTGAACAGTTAGCGGATACCCCACAAGTATTTGGGGACAATCCTCTTACTTCTATAGAAGTGTCAGAAAATTATAATGATATAGGTAAACAGAGAAGAGATAAACTTAGGGTTATCGCTCAAATGGAGCTTAATAATGAAATAACTACTGAGGAACAATTAGATCTTAGAGAGGAGTCTTTTAGGAATATGAAAAAAGCTACAGAATCTTTTAAATCTAAAACAAAAACTACGCAGACAGATACTACTTCTGAAACAGAAGTGATGAGTGTGAACAAGGATAATAAGATTGAATCATTTGCTAATAGATTAGTAGATGGTGAATCTACTCAGGAGTTTGGTGATGAAGCTCAACAGTTTTATGCGGAGAATCAATCAGATATAGATGAGTTAGTTACACAGAAAAGAAAAGATGTTCCTAAGAATGAATCTAAAACAAGAAGACTAGCTACCAAGATAGCTAATGGGGATACTAATTTTTCTAATGAACAAATAGATTTATACGCTTCAAATGAAGCAGATGTAAAAGCTGAGGTAGAATCTATTTCTAAGACCAACAGTCAAACTGTAACAGAAGATACTTATAAGAGTATTTTAAAATCTGTAAAGAGTACAACTAGAACTGACAAAGCAAAGCAGGAGGGAGAAAATGCTCAACGTAAAAGATTTTGGAAATCTTGGAATAAATCAGCAAGACTTGCAAAAAAAGATTTAAAGACTAAAAGAAAAGAACTTAATGACCAAATTAAGACTTACGCTAAAGGTAAGAAAGGAACTATTACTGCTGCACAAACTAGAGCAGTTGTAAACAAAGTTAATAGTGTAAACCTTGACAATGAATTAGCTGTACAAGAATTAATAGATTACTCAGAGAAAGTTTTTAATAATGCTGATTTTGCAGTTAAAGAACAATTAGCTATAAAGCTTAATAAACAAGTTACCACAAGATTAAATAAAGGTAACTATGGTTTAAGTCCAGATATTGTATCAAGATTGACTACTATTTTAAATACACCAATTAAACAATTGACTAGTGAGAATATAGATTCTTACAATGATTTTTTAAGTAATCTTAAAAAACAAAAAGAAAACGTAAGAGTTGATGAACAGTTGGTAATAGACTCTCAGAATATGGCTGATGCTTTATATGTTGAAGGTAACCAGTACGTAGATGAAGAGGTTGAAACTAAAAAAACTAAAACTTTAAAAAGTGTAGTTGATAAAATAATTAATGAAGATGTAGATGGCGAAACTTTAATTTCAGAGGATTCTAAGTTTATTGAAAACGATTTAGATAAATTAGATTCATTTACATTACAAACTCTTATTGATAAAATTAATAATGCAGAGACTGATGAAAACCAAGAACTTGTACAGGCTGCTAATGATTTTGCAGAGAATAGACAAAAGGCTTTAACACGAATAAAGTCTAGGTCTAAGGGAATAAGTTTAAAAAGTTTAGATAATACAACTAAAGAGGCAGGAGATGTAGATGTGTTTAAGAATATTAAAGATAGTGACTTGATTGGGTTAACAGGTAAGCAATTAGACCTATTAGAAATAACACTTGAAAATATTAACGATGGACATTACACTCACGCTGCAAATAAACTTGGACAGTCTGTAAATAGTAGGGCTTATAATATGAGACCAATGATTGCTAAGTATGGTAAATTAAAAAATAAAATAGGTATGTTTAGAGGTAGGGCAGCTGCTTCTTTAAAATCTACATTAAAAGGTTCTAAATCTACACCATCTTTAGAAATTGCTAGAAGTAATCCATTATCTGTAATAGATAATGCTTTTGGTAACTTTGATAATAATACAATTCGAAACAATTCTTTTGAACCAACTGCTACAAAATATTCTGCATTTAAAACCTTTACAGGAAGACTTACAGATAAGCTTGATGCTGTAGAAAAAATAATAGCTCCTACATTAAAAGAAGGAACTAATCCAGCTATAACAAGAAGGTTTGAAATAACAACATATTTATTAGCAAAAGAATATGAGTCTAATAAAGGTAACGATGGTGTTGCAGAAGCAAATGCATTTATAGATAAGACAATAGAAAAATTTAATGATGTAAATTCTGACAGCAACTACACTCAAGCTGATATAGATATACTACTTGCTATTAAGAAAAAGTATAGTGACAATGGTGTAATTACAAGTAAGAAAATGGATGAGTCTTTATCTCCAAAAGTAAAGAAAGCTATAAAACTATTAGAAGAAGTTTATGGTGCTTTAGGAGATAAGCAAGCGTATGCTACAAGTATTGTTAGAGGTAATAAATTAGACTTACTAAACAATTATGTTCATCATAAGGTAGATGCAGCAAACGATAAAGATGATTCACAGTTATTAGCACAGAAAACTTATTTTGCGCCAAGCACAAGCACCGAATCTAAAACATCTATAGGCAGAACTAAAGGAGCAAAAGCAATTGACTTTGATCCTGTTTCTACTGCTCTTAGAGGATTAAGAGCAACCGGTTTAGATTTCTTTTTAACTAATGAAATTCAAACATCTAGAAAAGCCTTTGGTCAATTAACAAAAATAAGTCAAGAAAATAATGCATCAGAGGATGTAATAGAAGCTACACAATCTTTAAGTAGAGTATACAATGAATCTATTGAGAATGTTCTTGCTAGTAATTTCAGTACAGATGTTATTGGTGGTAAGTATTTTGATATGGCTAAAAGAGTTGGTTACTATAGTACGTTAGCATCTGTCCCTAGATCTGTTGCGGAATTAGGAAGTAACTTAACGTTTGGATTATTAGATTCCCCACTTCAGTTAATGCAGGGGATGACTAAATACGGTAATCTATCATTAATGCAAAACGGATTATCATTTGCCGAAAACGTAGGTTCAACTACTGTTAGTAAAAATTGGGGTTCAGAAATACTAGGAGGTTCTAAGGCAGAACAAGGAGGAGTAGTCAGAAATAAAAAGCCTGCAAAGAGAGCATCAAACAGTAATCTTAAAAGCTCTCTTCAGTATGGTAAAAGAGCTACGGATACTTTTGGAAAAGGAGTTGAGTTATTAGCAGACACCTTATTAAGTACTCCTGATAAAATGATTTCAAGACCTTTATTTTTTGGTACGTTTGCTAAAACATTCAAACAGGAAACTGGTCAAGACATGGATGTTGATAAGATATCAAATAATGACCAAGAGTATATGACTAAGTATGCTGATGCTATCAAGGCTGCTAAAATTGCTGCTGATAAGAAAGTGACTCAAGCTGCTACATCTAATGACCCATTTAGTGGGGTATTGAAAAATCAACTTTCAGATACAGATAATGGTTTCATGATATATTACAAAACAATAAACTCATACATGTCTAGATTCTCTATTAATGAATTTGCTACAGCAAGACAAGCAGTAGCTTCTATGATTGGACAGGGAGAGGAAAGTGCTATTAAAGGTGGAGCAAAACTTGCAGGAGTTATGACACGAATGAGTCTGTATGTTGTAATGTATAAGGCATTTGCTTCTATGTTTAATGGTATGTTAGGATTAGATGATGAAGACGAAACAGACTATAAAGAGTTAGGTATAAGACAATTAGCAGGGGCAGGTGTTTCTTTAATAACAAGAGGAGCTTCAGGTAACGTGCCTATGATTCCTATAAATTACGGTATAGAGTTATTAAATGAAGAGTATGGAGAACAGCTTGGGTTGTGGTCAGATAAAGATGGAAAAGGTTATAATTCTTTCAAGCATTCAATTATTTTTAGTGTAATAAACCAACAAAGTTTAGAGAGTAAAGGATTTTTTAAATCTGCTGCAAGTGTTTTAGCAGGGCCTCTTAGTCCTCAAGTAATGGCCGCAGGTCGAATAGCTGAATTATTAATTGCTATGAAGGCTGGAGGTACTGCAGGAGATAAAGCAGCTAAGAAGTTCTTTTCAGAAAGAACTGCAATAGAAGCAGCAGGTATTGTAGGGGCAATGCCTTTTTACAAAGACCTTAGAAGATATTTTATGGCTGAAGATTGGTCTAAGATAAAAGAAGCAAAAGCAGCAAATGAATCTGATAAAGGACTTACTTATGAAGAACTTAAAATTTTTAATCCAAGAGCCGCAGAGAAACTTAAGAGAGACAAAAAATCAGCCAATAAAAAATACAAATCTACAAGTGCATACCGAAAAGTAAAAGCAATGGAAGACAAACTAAAAAAGTTTAAATAGATTATTTTTTAAAATATATGAGTTAATCTTGCTACTTGTCCATGGTCTTTTGAATGTATGAAACCCTCTACAGCTTTGATACCTCCAACACCATATCCTTTTCTATGATGCCAAGAGTCAGAGCCACTTGGAGATCTTAATGATTCAACTGTAATTCCATGGTAGTCTTTACTAGACTTGTGGTGTATATGGTGTGTATAGACATAACGATGTTTTGTTTCTGCCCACCAATGAGAAAACTCATTAGCCATAATTAAAGGAAGGTCAGCTAACTTAGCTCCATCTCCATGAGTAGTACCTATAAGGTTGTTACCGTATTTAAATCCTTTTCTATGTGCTATTGAGCAATCAAAAGTAATATTCTTACTCTTTCTAAACCATGACTGTATTGAGTCTGATAACATAAATCCAGAAATGTAATCGTGATTACTTGGATTGTATACAAAATGAACATCAGCTACAGCTAATAATGTCTCTATAACGTCTATGTATAATTGTTTTGCTGTAAGGAAATTTTCATACCACATACCATCAGTATCTTGAGGTGTTCCTGCAGTAGTTTTTCTATGAGGTTCATCTATATGAAGTATGTCATTACCTCCAACAAATAATATCTTATCAATATTAAACCCATTAGATTTCTGAATTATTCCATTGACCCCTTCTTTAACTCTTTTAACAGCTATCTGAGAATTATAATCTTCTCCTGTTTCAAATGATGAAGCTAATTTACCAATATGTATATCAGCAGGATCAACTACTAACAAATGAGATTCACTCTTCTTAGTTCTTTTTATTTTTGGATATGAAGGCGAGTGTTTATCCATCGCCTTAATCATATCCTCCCGAACAGTATCTAATGAAATTCCTTTATTTTTTACATGCAAAGAAAAACTTTTACCCTTATACCAATAATGATTAACTGAATTCATTGGTATGCCACTAACTTCGCATTCAACTTGCAAAGCTCTGTGTTGTGTAATTATTTCATTTTCTTCCTCTGATAATCTTGGTCTATACTGGTCTTTTTTATAGCTCATCTTCTGATAGTTTTTGTGTTTCTTTTAAAGTTGATTGAAGTTCTTTGATATTTTCCTGAAGAGAAATATAATCTTCATCCATTAAAGATTCATACATATCGTCAGTAAGTGAGTTTATTTTATTCATTAAATGATTAATGAAATTAATAGAATTGTAATCTGTTTTCTTGATAGCCATAACTTATTGTTTGTTAAATATATAAAAAAAGAATAATAAAACAACAAAAAGTTATTAACTATGTACGAATTATTTTAATTATTATTGTAAGAATCTTGTTGTTTCTCACGTAATTCTATTGTTAACAACTCCTTTTCTAAATGCATTATCTCTTTTCTTATACGGTCAGCCCTTCCTCCAGACAATAAATCTAGGCATCTATTGTAGTTGTGTCTAAATTCCTTATCTACTTCTAATAAGTCTTGAGCACTCTTATATCCAAATATTATAGTTGCATGGTCATTATTAAATACCCTTGCTATTCTTTGATAAGTGTAACTATATATATCTCTAAAAACTGTATAAGCTAATCTTCTGGCATCAACAACATCTCTTTTCCTACCTTTCTCAGTAATGTGAGATACTTTTAAAATTGTTTCAATGGTCTCTATAACTAATTGTTCTTGTTTATTCATAATTGTTTTTTATTTAAATTTTAATGCTGCGTTTATTAAAAGTGAAATCATAGAAAAGATAACAATACCTATTAAAATAAATTGTAATATCTCTAATGTTTTTTTTGTGTTTCTCATAATTTGTTTGTATTAAAAAAGTGATGCAGCCATACTCTTGTTCACTAGCGACAGTTAATATAAAAGTCAGCTGCACCTACTTTATTTTATATATTGATTAAGGTTAATGAAATCTAAATAGTTATCTAGTTCTATCTTATGGATATCTATAAGTATTACAGGAGAATCCTCTGATTCTTTAAAATATTCTAATAAAAAGAAAACTGGATTGTTATCTTTATCATTAACATTACCTGCTATAAATTCAATTTCACCATCAGTAGTTTCTACTTTAGGCATACTATCTATTTTATGACCTATGATATTTGGTAAATCACCTTTGAATTCTCTTATTTGTTTTAAGAACCATTCATCTAATTCAAAATCATCCTCTGTATATTTCTGTTTCAAGTCCATGTTTTTTTAATTCTTTTAATCTATACTCTTGTAAGGTAGACACCCTACCTTTTGGTGTTTTTACTTCTGAGAAAATTACTCCACAATTAGGAGGTATAGCTACTATATCAGGTATTCCATTCTTATTGGTTTTAATAAGCTTGATAACATAATAGCCTTCTGCTTCTAATTGGTCAATTCTTTTCTTCTGTATCTGTTGCTCTGTCATTCCATAAGTTATTTTCTGTTAAATATGCTGGATTCATCATTGGAATCCACATATCATACGGCTTTCCGAATATCCAATTCGTTTGACGATACTCTCCTAATGTTTCTTTAATCATTA